ATTTTTGGAATCAATTCGAGATACTGCGCAAACGTTGGAAGGGAGCACAAATCTAGCAATGTATACTTTGTGCTTGACCCCAAGGGAAAGTTGTATCAAAAGTGCTTTTGCAAGTGCACTACTGCTGCAGGCAGGCGATTTTCGTACTGTTCTAGTTATAAGAGTGTACATGTGAATGTACCAATGTCTCTTATTTCACCCATGAAGGCGAATGAATATTGAATGTTGAGTCGTTACTTTGGCGCTTCGAAAGAAACTCCAAAAACAACGCTTTAAGCTTGCGTTCGCGTTGGTTGATTATGTGCACGATTGTGTCTCGTGTGCAGTTTTCTGGAATGTCGGGCTGTCCCAGGTCGAATGGATCTTCAGCAGTGGCTTTCGTGCGCACAAATTCACGACACGCCCTTTTTCGGGGGTGGCGCTGGGTAGATAGTGATACACCATCCAACGCGTCCATGAGAGAGTCTATCTTGCGCTTCATAGTGCTCATACTATGAGCTCCAATATGTTTAAGCTCATTTCTTTTTGGCAAAGAGGACATTTGGTTCTGGGAGGTTTGCTGGGAGAGCGCCTTGTACCCGCGGGCTCGTGGACTCTGTTATCGCCTTGTACATATTTGAGAGCACGCCGGGGGTGACTCCAAACTGCGCCGCCTGTGTAGACTTTCCAGTGGCTGCGCACATAGTGAAAATGGCGCCTATTGCAATGGCACTGGGGCTCGTGCTGTCACTAAACACGTCCTGGCCACTAAATCGCGCTAATCTTCTAATTTGAATAACCTCTTGTCGCGTAAACTTAAAGAGACTGAATGCTGCAAAATCAACGAGATTTTCTGGCAGAATGTCTCCGTAGCACTCCGGAAGATACTCTGAAAGGGCGCCGCGAATCCCTTTTTTAGCATTAATCCGGTACCTGTCAAGCATCTCGAGGGTGAACGGCTTTGCATTTTGCTTGCGCTGGGACCGTTTGAGCGCTTGGTTGAGATAATTCAACAACATTGGAACGGGGAGAGGGATGTTTTCCTTCACCAAATGACACCGAATTATGCAGCCAATGACGATAAACTTGTTGAGCCCCTTCATTGCGTCTTTGGGATTGCTTTTCAGCATCTTCGCACGAAATACCCGGATCCGCGAATAGTACCCTATGACTGTATTGATCCATGAGCTCGGATATACGTCACCTTCCTTCTCAGGGTACATGGTAAAGTACACGTCCTTCACATACTTTGCAATATGCTGCTGCTCCTGTTCGGGTAGCGTCACGCGATTCAGATTTGCCATGACAATTGCATTCTGTTCATTTTCGACTTGATTCACCTTATTCTTGAATTCATTCCATTGAATTGCACCAGTATTGGACCCATTTCCCTTGTTGCTATTTGAATTCGAGTTGCTCGAATTTGACCGCGCTGCTTGCGCTTCGTTAAAGTTGGCCCATATGTTTTCGCTCATATTTACTATATTAATTTATTATTTACACCAATGGGATTTGATTCCCGCTGCTGCTACACTGAAAGCACAGTTCCAGGAAAGCCTCAAAGCAACCAAAGTCGGCGTCATAACTTCGAGCTAGGTATTCAAACAAGTCTAGAATCTCAATCAGAAAGTGTGCAACAAACTGCTTGAACGTTGGGCGGATCTTCCCATGGTAGAAAATGACGCACTGCTCCGCGTCAGCCCGGTTCCAATCGTGCACGTTTACTCTCGGATATTCGATCGCAGAATCCATGTACATGCAGAACTCTCCAAAATGCAATGTATCGAGAATAGACGTGTAATTGCACGTTGACTGAATGTCATTGTATACGTCCTGTAGGAGATCTCTGTGGACGGAAACCCAATGATCAGGTAGCAGAGACGCGAGATCTTCCTGTCCGTCGTCGTCTGGTTGCTTCACAAGGTACACGTTGCCATCGTCAAATACAACGTCTTCGGTCTCATTGACACTCGTGTTGTACTCGTCGTCAGCCATTTGGGCTTGCAGCTAGCAATGCTGTTATAAACAGTATACTCCGGAGACCCTTAAGTGAAATAATTTACATTTGTAAAGTATATGAAACTGTCTCGGACCGAGTATTTCTACATAAAGTTGCGACGAAGGCTAAAGAAAATCAAGCACGCAACCATTGGAAGCTCGAAACCAAAGCCGACATTCCTCCTCACCGAAGCGCAACCAAAGCTGGACGCGATTGAGCAAATTCGCGCAGACCTCAAGGCGGAAAATATCGAAGTGCCCGGTATTGTGGTGGCTGGGGCGCAAAGTGCTGGCAAAAGTTCGCTGCTTGAGTCGCTCAGCAATGTCAATCTCCCCAGTGGCGAAAACATTACAACGCGCGTACCACTGATTCTTCGCCTGGAACGAAAGTCTGGAATCAGTGAGAGGTATGCAATTATTTCTGACAATCCAGATTTGGACACATATGGATCAAAGGTGAAGAATTTGGAAAACCTGCCGTCCAAAATAGTAGAATACACAAACAGGATTGCAGGAATGGATGGGTGCGTTGTAGACATGCCCATTCACGTAAAGGTGGTGTCTCCCGACGGTCCCAGCATGACGCTCATTGATTTGCCTGGCATTACCCACTTGTCTAGCAACAATGTACAGGAGGATATCCACCAGGCGACAGTCAATCTGGTGAAAAAGTACATTTCCAACGAGCAAATGATTATTCTGTGCGTTGTACCCGCAGTGGACGACTTTGCAAACTCCGAAGCAATTCGTCTCGCTAAAGAAGTGGACCCAGCTGGCAAGCGTACACTTGGTGTTGTTACAAAAGTTGACCTTTGCAAGTCTGATACCAAAATTGCAGAGAAACTGCGCGGCGAAGGCGCCAACGTCAAACTTGAACTGGGCTTTGTAGCGGTGCGCAACAGAACGCCTATAGACGTCGTGCGTGGCATTGGGATACCCAAGCTTCGTGAGCTTGAGCGCCGTTACTTTGAAACGTCCACGTATTTCATAGGAGTTGATCAGCAGTACTGGGGTATCGATACAGTGATTGGCAGGATCAGCGACCTTCAAATGAAAGCTGTAGATGAGTTCATTCCCAAAATGATTGATCAGCTCAGTACCAAAATGAATGAAATCGCTGTGGAACGAGACACACTCGCCCCGGAGTTTCACAATGACGTCCAAAAAGTGCAGCACATGCTCAAAATAGTCGTGTCGGTTGTTGCTGAATTCAAATCTCTTGCAAAATCTGTGGACGATTGCATAGACGACAACAAGCTGCACATTAGCCCTCGCACGTACGAAATGTACACAAAGTTTGCCAAGATGTTGCGCGAAAATCAGCCAGACTTTGAGACGCCCGAGTTTGCTGAGCGCATCAAGGTTGCTATAGAGGAAACTAAGTGCATAATGCTCTTCAACTTCATGTCGCATGTTGCATTCACTCAGCTGTACTTGGACACGCACATGTCACTCTATCGCGATACGTGCGATCAGCTCGTTGAGGAAATCCACAGCTACATTACGAAAGTACTTGGCGACATTGTGGGAAGGCAGTTGCAAATGCGATACCCACCCCTACTCGATGCCACACGGGGCGTTGTAAATGACTTTTTACAAGCACAGTGCGTGGAAATCAAATCGGTCATTCAGAGGGTTATCGAATCTGAGTTGTTCATCTTTACACAGAATGCAGAGTACCCCATAAAGGTGACTTCGATCAGCAGTGACGATTCTGTTGAATTTTTACAAAAAACGCTCAAAGCCTACAGCGACATTGCGATCGCTCGGTTGTGTGACATCATCCCTATGCAGTGTCACTTGTTTTTCGTCACGAGCGTCTACAAGAAACTGCACGAGTATGTAGACGTGGAGCGCATGTCACAGCACATTGTGGACGACGAAAGCGTCGTCACGCGCCGCAAGGCTGCTGAAACAACGCTCGGACGCTTCGATAAGGCGCTCAACGTTCTTCGTCGCTTGAAATGAGCGCCAACGCTTCTTCCGTACTCATAAGTAGATCAGTGCACCGCTCCCGAGCAGCTGCGTTGCAGCCCATCAGCGCTGCGTAGTGCTCGTGCAGCTCGGTAATAAACCGCGCGTGATCCAAATCGCGATACACACTGACAAACACCTGCGCGTAGACGCGAAACAGTGCGTCGCTGGTCATTGGTATTCTGGCACGCATCAGGGAGTTTTCAATTTGAGTAGCATATTGAGTCGCGAATTAAATATGTGAATTAAATTTTCTAGGGTTATCAAGTCAATCTCGATTCTTGGTCCAAAAAGACGGATCCATCTTGTATTGTACTCCATTATTTTCTCATTTATACATTCAATTGTGGAGCTAATGTCTAGCACCGCTGAGTTCACCTGCTGGCAACACGTTTTGAACACTGGGTCTGCTGAATCTTCGTGAAGCTTTGTAAATTCTTCCGCAATCTGAATTTTTGAAAGCACGTCCGTCATGTTCAGTAATTTGTTTAACGTTGCGTGGTCGTGAATGAGCGAATTTTTCAGCGAAATGTACACATCTTTCAAGGCTGAACTCACAAAGGTGGTTCCGATGAATGCCTCCATTACACTTGTTTGATAAATTTCTACGCCAAACGTAATGAAGTCCGCGTGCTGTCTCATTACGTTGTGTTTGGTGCTCCTACTTATTATTGGCACGTTCAAGAACAACACAAGACGAACAAAGTGGCTGTTTTTTGTTCACGGAACAAACGCTCGCGTATGCACGAACATGTGTAAAATACCCTTGAAGACGCTGGCCCTTACTTCGTTTACAGATCGCCCACAGCACATGGTGGTGCGGGAAGATCCTGCTAAAATATACGAATTGCAAAAACTATGGGCTAACGGAGCGGAACCAAACTGCTCAGTCACCCTTATTGCCAAGGGTAAAAGTATCAACAAAGTCGCAGTGCTTCGCACTGTGCGCGTCATTGGGTCTCACGCCCATCTAACATTCGATACGCCCCTCTCAAATTCTCACCTTGCAGTGGACTTTGTATCAATAACTATTGACGATTTTCTAAATACCCTCGGGAAAATAGGGGAGACTACCCTTGCAGCGGCCGCGTGGGCACTATGCGAAACAACCGACCCAGCCTGCATGGCAGCAGCGCCAGGTATGGTAGACAACACTGCCAAAGGCTCCGTTCGTGACATATGGAACGGTACAACTCCAACTCCAGCGCCACAACAACGTGAGTCTCGCTATATTGACGATGATGAACCAGAAGATGACAGTGAGTATATCGACCCGCCCCAGGGATGGGACGGTACACCCCTGCGTGCTTCGCCGTAGTATGAAAAATATTCCGATACATTGCAATGATATGCGAGTCACCAGACGGTACCTTGGGATTCCTACAGCCTGACTCTATT